ACAAATCTTTACCACAACGAATCGATTACAAGATTAAGGATTTGAGATGGCAGTTCATGTAGATAACGTTAAAGACTTAGCCAAGACTAACGAAGGGGTCTCAGTAATTCTGAACAGATACACCGACTGGAAATGCAAATCTGGAGTGACTGAAGCACCACTCTTGCCGAGCAATCTAGGAACCAGAATCACTGATTATGCCAAGACCACGCTGAAAGGTGACAGTGTTGCACTGAACTTTTCGGACTTAGTTCTTTCGTTGGGTGCCACAGTTTCTGTCGGCACTCCTGGTAGTGTACTAGTCGAATTGATCAATCCAAATATGGATGGGCCTTTTCAGTTGGTACAAGGGCAATCGCTCTCTTGGAGTCCAGGCTCTGGGAGGCCCTGTCTTATGATATTTTCCATCCATCATCAATTGACAGCAGATGCAGAACCTTTTCGGATCCGGATTTCCAATAACGGTATCCCCACGAAGAAAACCTTCGCAAGGTGTCATGCATACTGGGGATTTGACTTGAGTCCTCGAATGAGGTACTACAAGAATGAACCAGCTAAACGAATTGATTTGGATGTAGGGTTTTATAAGACTCACCTTTCGAATATGAAACAAGTCAGAGATTACGTACAGTATACCTTTGATAACAGCAGGATGGACGGGAATCCTCAGCTGGTGGCCAAGTCGACCATGAATGTCGTCCCACGTATTGCCGATGTGCCCAAGTATGTCGGTATCGCCCCGCCTTCGCGCTCGGGAAATCATCAGGAGGCTACGCCTGATGACTGGCTGAAGCAATACGTGGACAAGGATAGTGAAACTAATAAGCTATCTGATGTTGAGTCCTCGTCAGACTCTAGTTCGCTCTTGAGTATGAGAGCAAGATCCCGAAGATATACTAAGAACTACAAAATTCCGATTAAACGTCACCCGCAGGCAACGGGTGAGGTTGGTACAACTTAATACGGTTGCCTTCTTGTGTTCCATACCACGGTTCTGGTTGCTGAAATAGTGCGCGCCAGGTAAAAACACACTCGACAACTGTATTAATTTCTATCAACTGAAAATGCCATTGTTAATCGTCAATGTACCACACCCACATTCACGGCGTCATAGCCGGCGAAGTGCCCGAAAGNGTGCCTCAAGTTCTCCTTGGGGGTCTGGTAGGTGTGGGTTTCCTTGGTGTGCAACAATGGTATCTACAGCGTGTGGATCATTGTTTCTTCTTTCCAGCAGCGGCAGGCGATTGTGCGCACTGGTTCGGTTATCTGAGGTTTTCCAGAGTTAGGACTCTGGGGTGAGAGCAGCTAAACTCACTTTAATAAAACAGGGAACCGCGGTGTCTGGTCACGGCCAGGTCAACACACCAGTTAAGATACCCAGATGGTATATCCCCTGGGCCCCT